TTATAGCAGAGAAGATTTATGGTAATCCAGAGTATCATTGGATCATTATGCTTGCCAATGATAAGTATGATTATATAAGTGACTTTCCTCTATCTGAAAATCAACTAGTCAGACATATTCAAGAAGTATATGGAGCAACTGCCAATAATGTTAAACATTATCTAAACGCAGATGGATTTGTAGTTAATTCGAATGCTCCAGGTGCTGTTGCAGTGACTTTTGCTCAGCATGAACGAAATGTCAACGAAACTAAACGAAGAATTAAAATCATATCTCCTCAGTTAGTTAATACAATTCTTAAAAACTTTAAAGACTCTCTATAATGCAATCAGGCGAGAAGTTAAAATTTGCTGGTGAGGTAATTCTTGATAAGGTCAGAATTATCACACCATCTGGCTTTTATCAAGATATTGCTGGACAGGTTATTACCGTGCAGGTATATGAAGATCTGTTCTCGCCATTTATCACTGGCAGTTTAATCGTAAAAGAATCTTTAGACCTTATCAATCTGTTTCCATTCATCGGTGAAGAGTATCTAGAGTTAGAAATTAGAACTCCAACATTAGATAAAAATAATATCAAAGGTACATTCTACATCTATAAGATGGGAAACCGAGAATTACTTGGAGATCGTTCAGTTGTTTATCAACTACACTTTATCTCAACAGAAGCTATTTCTGATTTAAATAAAAAGATTAGTAAAACATTCACAGGTAAAGTATCTGACATGGTTCAGAAATTTGTGACTGACAAATATGATGGAATGGAGAGCACTAAAGCAGTCAATGTTGAACCTACTATAAACTCAACAAAGTATACTTCTAATTACTGGACTCCAGTTCAAAATATTATGTACTTGGCTGATACTGCGATTAATGCTAATAAAACTCCAGATTATGTTTTCTTTGAGAACAGAGATGGGTTTTACTTTATCAGTTTAGAAACATTATATTCAAATAACGTATTTCAAGAGTTTACTTACGACAAGTATACTCGTGACGATCTTCCAGGTGGTGGCAGTGTAAGAAACGTGCAGGAAGACTATAAACGAATTATATCAATTAGTATTCCAACTGGATTTGATTATATGGATAGAATTCGATCTGGTATGTTATCGTCAAAAATGATTACATATGATACTACAAAGAAGTCATACACGAGTAAAAATTACGATATGTTCAAAAGATTTGAACAACAGAAACATTTAAATAAGTTTCCTATCAATTCTAATAGATCTATTTTTAGAAACAATGCTTTAATCATGAATGAATCTAAAGCATTTGCAAATCAATCAGGTTTTGGTGACGTAACAAATACCAGAATACTTCAGGAAAGAACTTCACTTATGAAGTTAGCTGAAGCGAACAAATTAGAAATTACAGTTCCAGGTCGAGCAGATTATACAGTTGGTCAAAAGATTGCAGTAGTGTTAAATAAAATAGAACCAATCTCTGATAAAGACGGAGATGTCACTGATAAGATGTTTTCTGGTTATTATATTATTGCAGCTATTAATCACTATGTGGATAGAGAAAAACACGAATGTGTTATGGAAGTGATTAAAGATTCTTCACAAATGGATATGAACAAAGGTAAATAATGAATTTTTACTATGGTGTAGTCGAGAATAGACAAGATCCGTTAAGACTTGGTCGTTGCCAAGTTCGAGTGGTTGGTTTACACACTCATGATAAGTCACAGTTACCGACTGCAGATTTACCATGGGCAACTCCAGTTCAACCAGTAACTTCTGCTGCGATGAATGGTATTGGATATTCTCCAATTGGTCCAGTTGAAGGCACTGCTGTTATCATTATGTTTGCTGACCCAGATCAGCAACAACCGATTATTCTTGGTACAGTTGGTGGTATTCCATCAACACCAATTCCACCAGACGCTGATGATGGTGGTCCAATCGGTGCTTCTCCAAAGATTGCTAATTTAAAGTTAAGAACTATTCCTGGACCAGTAACTGGTAAACAATTAACGTTTTACGATCCAGAAACAGGTGCAACTAATTTAACTGCACCACTAATGGCAAACATGAAAGTGTTTGGGTTTGGTTTACCTGAAGGAACATTTATTGTTTCTATTGATAGTGGAACTCAAATCACTATTAGTAATTCAGTTACAGAATATGCAGAAAACATTCTATCGTTTGACGATGCTCCGACAAACCTTGCTGCAGTAAATGCAAGTAAAATACAAGGTATTCTTACAGATTCCTCTGGTAATCCAGTAACGTCTGGGGATGGCACAGTTGTCACAACAGGTAGTGCTGAACCAGATAAGGTAAAACCAACAGCGACTAATACCGCAATACCAACAATTCCTCCACCAAAAGCGTCACCAAACTCATCAAAATCTGAAGCAGGTATTAAAGCATTGATCGCTGCATGTGATAAAGTTGGATTAACTACACGTGAACAAAAGTGTGCACTACTAGGTATCGCTGGTGGTGAATCTCGTTGGATTCCTCAGCTGGAGTCATTCAATTATTCTGCTAATCGTATGAAGCAGATTTATTCCTTTGCAACCCCAGAAGATATTGCAACATATTCTGATGCGACTAAAAAGGGAGTTACACGTGAGCAGTTTTTCTCATGGGCATATGGTCCAACAAAACGTGGTAAGGGATTTTTAGGTAATCAAACAGATGCCGATGGTGGAAAGTATTTTGGTCGTGGATTTATTCAGCTAACTGGTAAAGCAAACTATCAGCGTTATCAAAATCTTGCGAATCAGATGGGATTGAATTTAGATATCGTAAACAATCCAGATTCTCTTGATGCTGACATTAACGTATCTGCTTTGGTTGCTGCGTTGTATATTAAAGATCGTGTTAAAGGTGTTGCTCCAACAGCACATCCTGGATTCTTTCTTGCAGCTAAAAAGGCAGTTGGTGTAAACTCACCAGATATTTCAGCGTTAAAACAAAACTACTACGAGTATTTCTACGGCAAAGCTGGTACTGGTGGTGAGGAGAAAGACGCAGGTGCACCGATAGCAACTCCTCCAGCAGATGGTGATGCTACACCAAGACCATCAGATGAATCTGTTCGTTCAGGTGCAGACAATAATGGATTTAGAGACCCAAATAGTAAGTATCCTTTAAAAGAATATATTGGTGAACCAGATACGAATCGTTTGGCACGTGGTATTATTGAAGGTACAGTCGTTAAGAAAAAAGACGCTGTAAGAGTTCTTGCTGTTCCACGTGCATTAGATCTTGGTCCATGGGATCAACCTCAAGCACCATATGGAGCGAAGTATCCATTTAATAAAGTGTTTGAAACTGAGTCTGGGCATATTCAAGAGTTTGATGATACTCCAGGACAAGAACGTATTCATACGTACCATCGCTCTGGAACATTCCAAGAGATTGATACCAATGGAACACAAGTGAACTATATCGTTGGTGATAATTTTATTCTTATGGAAAAGAACGGATGTATCAGCGTAAGAGGTGAATGTAATATTACAGTTGATGGTAATACCAACATTTATGCAAGAACTGATGCTAATATTCAAGTAGATCAAAACGCAACAATCAAAGTTGGTAACAATTTAGACATCGGTGTTGGTACTGATGTGACTATGGCAGTTGGTGGTGATTTTAAGGTTAAAGTTGCTGGCGATTATTCTATCGATGCAGCGAATATCAATACTAAAGCACAAGGTGCTTTAACTACACAAGCAGTGGGTGCCATGAACATAAAAGGTTCCACAATCAATCAAGAAGCAGAAGGTTCTGCAAACTATCTAAGTGGTGGTTCTACTCGAATGGATTACTCTGAAGGTCAGTTTGGTAATGGAGCAGATGGTGCACAAGACGTACAAGATGTTCCATTAACACCACCAGAAGCAACTATCGGTTTAAGTCCAGTGGTTCCATTTGCAATTCCACCAGAGCGTGAGTTTGAAGAAAAAACTACTGCTGAGACACCAGATGATTTTGAAACACCAGAAGGTCGTGCAGCTGCTGCTCAACAAGGAAGAACAGAAGGTGTTGTTGGTGCACCACCACCAGTTGCTACTGAAGAAGCACCTACTCCAAGTGGTGGATCTAAAAATGAGGTTCCAGTAAGTTGCGATATTATCTACGCAAGAAAAGAATTCTCAAATGACTTTAGAATGTCTAAGAACTTTACTCTTGGTATGTTAATTGATGGTGGTGTTGGTGGTAAACATCGACTTGTTGATCAAATGCTTAGAGAAACTAAATCATCACCAGAGCGTCTATACACAGTGCAAGAAATTGTATGTAACCTTGCTCAAACTGCACAAAATATTCTTGAACCAATGCTAGATGTTCTTCCAGGTGGTATCGGTGGATACAAAACTCAGTGGATGATTACTTCTGGATATCGATTAAAGGGTATTCTTGGAGTCGAATCACCAACTTCCGACCATTGCAAGGGACAAGCTCTTGATATTCAATTGGTAGGAAGAGATCCTACCAAAACATATGATCTTATTCAAAAGTTGGAAAAGGTCATTCCTTACGATCAGTTAATTTTAGAATATCGTCACCCATCATCTGTGTGGATTCACGTATCATATAAACCAAAAGGTTCTAGAAAAATGGCATTTACCATGGTCAATGATTCGACTTACAAACGTAACACTGCTGGTATCCCATCTGGATTTGTATTGGTTGAAAATATTCCACCTAAGAGAGCATAATGGCTTGGTTACCAGAATCAACGGATTTAGGTTCTGTTAATGAGATTGTATCTTTCTCTCATACTATAACATATGAAGAGGAAGATCCTGAGACTATGACTATGGTTTCGTATCCAGTTACCATTACAGTAAATCAGGTTAATCCAAATACAATCAGTGTTTCTGGTAATACAATTTCTGGATACTATTCTGATTCATTTGATAATACAATAACTTACAGAACTCCAGAAGGATCGTTTCCTGTAGTTACAAAGTTTAATCAAATTGATATTAGTAGATTATATGAAATGATTTCGTATAAGGCGAGTTCGGTTTCTAGTAAGACGTTTACCTATACCGCAACTGCCAAAGATGGCGATACAGTGGTCGCCACTCAAACTTATAGTAAAACCGTAACCAATGACTGGACTAGCGGAAAGAACTCTTTACAGGAATATGTAGGATATGCCAGCAGTAAGTAGAATCGGAGATATGAGTACAGGACATGGATGTTTTCCTCCAACTGCTCTTGTTCAAACTCCAGTGACAAAAACCTATTTTAATGGAATCTTGGCTTCTGTGGTTGATAGTGGGTGCCGACATGCACCTCATACCTGTGGTTTTACCACTCATTCTGGATCGACTAGATCTCCATCTTCTGGAGCCAGCAAGACTTTTATAGAAGGTAAATTGGCTGCAAGAATTGGTGATAATATTGCATGTGGAGATGCAATTGCCGAAGGATCTCCCAACTCTTTTATAGAATAACCTAAATAAGAATATGGCAAGAAATACAAGACTCTTCTCCGACATCGACCTAAATTTCACTAAACATCCAGTGACTAGGGACATAACTCGTAGATATGACGAGAATGCTATTAAGGCATCCGTAAAAAACCTTCTATTGACCAGAAACTTTGAGAGACCATTTCATAGTGAAATTGGTTCTCCTATTCGAGCTTTATTATTTGAACTTCCTGGACCAATGTTTGATGTTATGATGCAGCGTGCAATTATCGATGTTATCAATAACTTTGAACCAAGAGTAGAAATTATAGACGTTCGAGTAAATGACGCATCAGATTTAAACGCAGTTTACGTCACATTGGAATTTAAAATAGTCAATACCGAGAGACCTATCACTCTCGATCTAGCACTAGAGAGAACACGATAAATGGCAACCAATAATAAAAGAATAACTGTTTCAGACCTAGACTTTGATACAATCAAAGCTAACCTAAAGACTTTCCTACAAGGACAATCAGAGTTTTCTGATTACGACTTTGAGGGATCTGGTCTTTCCGTTCTTCTAGATGTGCTGGCTTATAATACTCATTACAATGGTATTTACACCAACTTAGCGGTGAATGAAGTTTTCTTAGATTCAGCAAGTAAACGTGCTTCAGTAGTTTCTTTAGCGAAGATGTTAGGGTATGTTCCTCGTTCTGCCAAGTGTGCATCTGCAGTAGTCAATGTGACTATTACATCTCCGACATCCAGTCCTAGTACTGTAACATTACCCGCAAATCAAGCATTTAATACTTCGATCGATGGTGTTTCATATACTTTCTATAATAGATCTGCAGTAACAACAGCTAGAAATACTGCTGGTAATTATACATTCTCAAACCTAACCATCGTAGAAGGAACACCACTTCAGTACAAATATACTGTGGCTTCTGGTGTTCGTTATATTATTCCTAATGCCAATATGGACATCAATACATTAACAGTCCGTGTTCAAGAAAATGCTAATTCAGATTTCTTTCAAGTTTATACTCGTGCCGAGTCTTTAACTGACGCATCATCAACTACTAAAGTTTATTTTATTAAAGAGATTGATGATGGTCTTTATGAAATTTCTTTTGGCGATGGTGTTATCGGACAACAATTAGATAATGGTAATGTAATTACTCTTGACTACTTTGTTTCTGGTCTAGAGGCAGCAAACACTGCTGGTAATTTTACATATGGTGGAACATCATTATTGGGTAGTGGTTTATCAGTAACTACAGTTTCTCGTGCTACTGGTGGTGCCTCTCCAGAAGATATTAACTCTATTAAATTTAATGCACCAAGAATGTATGCAGCACAGAATCGTGCCGTAACTCCTGACGATTATAAAGCAATTATTTTAAGTCAGTTTCCAGAAGCATCATCAGTTGCTGTTTGGGGTGGTGAGGATAACGATCCACCTGTTTATGGTAAAACTTTTATCTGTATTAAACCACGTGATGCAAGTAAACTAACTAACCTACAAAAAGAGTTTGTTGTTAATAACATTCTTGAGCAGCGAAACATTGTTTCTATCACTCCAGAAATTATTGATCCAGAATACTTCAATATCAAAGTAACTTCTTATGTATACTACAATCCAAGAGAAACTACTAAGACACCAACACAAATAGAAACAATCGTTAAAGACGCTATTCTAAATTACAATGCGACTGAGTTAGAAAAGTTTGATGGTGTTCTTCGTTTCTCTAAACTGTCAAGAATTATTGACTCGGCAGACCCATCGATTATTAATAATACATCACGTATCATGGTTCGTCGTCAGTTTGCACCAGTTTACAATATTAGTTCAGAGTATAAACTAAACCTAATTAATCCGATCTCTCAAGATGGTGGTAAACAAGGTGACGTATTCGCAAGTACTGGATTCTTTGTTCCAAATAGCACTCGTGTTCATTATCTTGATGATGACGCAAATGGTAATATTCGTTTATACTATATTGGTCCAAACTTTGATAAAGTTATCGCAGATCCAGCTATCGGAACTATTGAATATGAAGCTGGTCGTGTTGTAGTTCGTAACTTAACTATTACTGCTCTTGATGATGTTATCTTTGAGATGCAAGTTAAACCAGAATCATATGACGTTGTTTCTGCATTAAATCAAATCGTTCAGATCGATCCAACATTGCTAATCGTTGAAGCGATCGCAGACCAAACAGCTAATGGCGACCTACGTGCAGGTTACAACTACGACTTCCAATCAATTAGATCATAATGTCAAGAACTAATCTTTCTGCTGTCGTATCAAGACAACTCCCTGAGCATATCAGGGAGGATTACCCAACATTCGTTGCTTTCGTTGAAGCATATTATGAATATCTTCAAGCACAGGGTGTTGACTTTACCACAATCAGAGACATTGATAGAACTCTTGAATCTTTTGTTGATCAGTTCAAAAAAGAACTTGCTTATAATTTACCAAATATAACTCAAGATGAACGCTTCTTATTACAAAATGTAAAAGACCAATACCTTGCAAAAGGCTCTGAAGGATCATATAAACTTCTATTCAAATTACTTTTTGGTAAAGAAGTTGAGTTGATATATCCAGGTCGTTCTATGCTTCGTGCTTCCGATGGTCGTTGGAATCAAGAAATTTCTTTATTCGCTAAAGTGGATTATGGTAATGCAGAACAAGTAGTTGGTAAACTTGTAGACATTCAAACACCAACACGTGTTCTTCGTGTTCTTATCGATAGACGTCAAGACATTGTTGGTGAAGTAGATCGTATTGTTCTTATTGATCCAGCTCTTCAAGTTTATGAATTTTTCTTAGATAAAAGATTCTTTGGTAATGTTAGTGCAGGAGATAGAATTCGTTATCGTGATGAATTTCAAGCTACTATTCTTCCAGCAACTCAAAAATTAGATATATCTCAACCAGGAAAGAATTTCCGAATTGGGCAAGTGTTTGAATTAAGATCTGGTAAGGGCACTGGCGCATTAATGAAAGTTACTGCGATAACCACTGATGGTGGTATTAAATACGCTGAACTTATCAAATTTGGTATTGGCTACACCGCTAACTTCGCAGTTAGTTTGCTTGCAAGCAACTCTGTTACCTCAGTTGGCAATTCTGTAAATACAAGTTCATCTACATTAGTTCAAGAAAGTACATATAGTGCTTCTGGAACTGGAACTCTATCGGCAAGTTCTTCAAGCACTACGGTGACTGGATCAGGAACTAATTTTGGACAAAGTGGTGGTCCAGCGATTGGTGATGAATTATGGTCTACAGATTCAACACCAAAAATTATTGGTGTTATTAAAAGTATTGCAAGCACAACATCATTGACATTAGTTGGTTTGCCGTCTCAATACTCAGGATCTATATCTGTAACATATACAGGATCGTTCACATTTAGAAATATAAGATCTGTTGGATCTCTTTATGCTGCAGATGGTGAACAATCATATACGTTAGTTTCTAATTTAACAGATAGAACAGTTGGATTTGATGAACTTGGTTATGTCAACGCAGGTGACTATATTACATCTACATACGTAGATGGTACGTATGCAGGTAGTTTACTTAGAGAATTTTCATTAAACTCTAGAAATGCTCAAAGTAATTCTGACGATCCCGCTATTGTTCAGATTGACTTGGGTGCTTTAGTTAAATATCCAGGATATTTTGAAACAAACAATGGTTTCTTGGATGATTCAATTTATATTCAAGATAGCAAATATTATCAGGCATTTTCATACGTTTTAAAAATTGACGAACGATTGGCAGCATATAGTTCTGCAGTTAAAACAATGTTACATCCAGCAGGTATGAATTTATTTGGTGAGTTTAATATCACTAATAATTACGATTTAAGTGTTTCTCTAGAATCTCTTGTTAAATCCTTGGGTATTGGTCTTGAAGATTTACAGACTGTTATTGATTCTGGTATCAATATTGAAACTACTAAAGTATTGAGTGATACAATTGATACTCCAGATGACAGCATCTTCAGAAAAATCATTTCCAAAGCATTGGATACCTCTCTGGATACACCTACTGATGAGTTAATTAAAACAGTATCTAAAGCACTTACTACTTCTTATTCTGATATTCAAGACGATAGTATCACTTTATCAATAAGTAAAGCACTTACTACTTCTTATTCTGATATTCAAGACAATAGTATCACTTTATCAATAAATAAAGCATTGGCAAACTCGCAATCAGTAGTAGATAACCTTGCTTTAGCGACAGATAAATATGTAGATCCAGATGAATTAGACCCACAAACTGAAGAAGGGTATGTGGGATTGAATCCATACGCAGGGCAAGATTTCTTTGCTGCTGAATATTCTGTTGACTCAAGAGTGTCAACATTTACTACACCGTAATCCAAAGGAGATTTTATGAACTTACAAAAAGTTACTGAAGAACTAAAAGCAACAGGTCTTGTTAAGATCGTTCACACAAATGCAGCTGGTGAACTCGTTAAGGAATTTAATGTTCCAAACTTGGTAGTTACTGCTGGTAAAAACCATATCGCTGCTAAAATTGCAGCTACTACAAACTCACCTGCAGCAATGACTCACATGGCTATTGGTACTGGAACATCAACTCCAGGTGCTTCTGATACTGCATTAGGAACTCAAACTGGTCGTGTATCACTATCAGGCTCTGTAGTTTCTACAAACACAATCACTTATACTGCTACTTTCCCAGCAGGTACTGGCGATGGTGCTATCACCGAAGCTGGTATTTTCAACGCTTCTTCTGGTGGCACAATGCTTTGCCGTACTACCTTTCCAGTTGTTAATAAAGCATCTGGTGACACTATTGCGATCACTTGGGTTGTAACAGTAAGCTAATTTAAAAAATTTAAGTTTAGGGTTCGTAAATGGCGACATCATCCTCTCTAATTAAAACCATTCTGCATAAGTCATTGGCAGAAGGTGTATATCGAGATGTAGTAACAAGAAGTTCCAATTATTACTATTTTCTTGGTAAAACTTTGGCTTGGGGTGATGAGCTAAACCCTCCTTATCCTGTAGATAGCTATGCATACGAGCGATTAGTTCGTTCAGACATTATCACACTAAAACAAATTAGTCCAACTGATGTTTCTTTTGTTATTCCAAGAAGAAACTGGGTTTCTGGTTTAGTTTATGATATGTATGATGATGAATACTGCGATGAAATTCTGGGGCTTGACATTATTTCTGGTGGAACTTCGTACACATCTGTTCCTACAATTAATATCACAGGAGGTGGTGGTTCTGGTGCTATATTCACTCCAGTTATTTTTGACGGACAGATTGTTGATATTGATTTAGTTTCTAGAGGTTCTGGATATACTTCTACTCCAACAGTTACCGTTACTGGTGGTGGTGGAACAGGTGCTAACTTAAGAGCAGTTCTTAATCTTGCATATTCTGGTGTAGACAAATTAGAAGATGCTGCATTTTATGTTATGACAGAGGACTTCAACGTCTATAAATGTCTTGATAATAACAATAATGCTCAATCAACTATTAAACCTCTTGGAACTTCTGTCAATCCAATTGAAACCTCAGATGGTTATCGTTGGAAGTATATGTACAACGTGCCTATTAATTTAAGAAATAAATTTTTATCTGACTCTCAAATTCCAGTTATTTC